TTTTGCTGCAGCACCTGCCAAATCCTTTGCTACTTCTGCTCCTTCTGAGAACCCTTTTTGTAGTGAAGTCAGAGCAAAGTTAGCAGCAGCTGCTTGTATTGGGTTCATAGTTCCTGATCCCCAGTCCACTGCATTAGTGTCAGTAATACCTCCAGGTATTGGAAGTATTACTGAACCAATACTTTTTCCTCCAGTTTTTCTACCAGATTTTCCACCCATCCCTTCGACACCTTCTGAGCCCATCCCAAATCCAGTAGGGATATATTTTATCATATCGAATTTGATAACATCTCTATCTACATTGTCGATGCCGATGGGAAATATTAAATCTTTAGGAAATTCATTTCTTGTACCTTCTTTGTCTTCGGTTTGAGATGCCACAGAAGGAGTAGTACTATCATCTCCTTTTCCTTCTGCTTCATTACCTTTTCCTGCAGATTTATTAAGTGCTGCTTTGTCTGAGGCATTAGATGCAACATCACTTTCAATAGATTTTACTTGTCCGGTTGATGTTTTGCCTAGTGATGCTGTATATTTCTTTTCAGTTGCTGATGCATTATCATTAAATTCTATTTTTCCTGTGTCTGAATTTCTGGTTCCGATGGTTACTGGGTTATTCCCTTTGGCATCACTGTATCGTACTATTTCTGTCTTATATGTTGGAGGATTTGATTGTGTCTTCGTTACTTTTGTGGCAGTATAAATTGACTTCTTATTTCTCACAGAAGTTCCTACTCTTGTTACACTTATATCGCTAGTAACTGGTTCTGACATTTATACTATTTTTTAGTTATTTAGGATGAATTTTCCATACTGTAATGCAAGTAGTTCATCTAGTTCTTGGAACTCTACTACATGCAGTTGTCCTGGTAACTCTTCCCAGGTATAATTTCTATAGTTTTGCCAGTGAAAGTTAAGTCCTCTGAATCCCCATCGGAATACTTCTACACAAGCAATCAAAGGGTGTTGATCGTAACTAATGTTAGGAGTCTTAGCATTGTATATAAAGGTATAGAACTTACCTGCTTCTGGAACTATCTCCTGAATGGTAAAGATTTCCATGATGAGGAGCATAATATCCTCAGGGTCACTTACATTTTCTTCTCGAACTCTTGTTTTGAGTTCTTCTACACGTCCAGTAGGATTACTTTCTAGGTTAACCTCCTGGTCTAGTGCTTCTTGAAATCCGAATGAGTCTGTCATGACCTAAGACCTAGTTCTCTTTCAGTAATAATTTTGAATTCAATTCTCCTATCAGCACACCATTCCTTTGCTGCTTTCCATTTTGCTTGGTTGACTGCATAGGTTTTCATTTCATAGAGGTAGGATTTAGATACTCTTTTACGTGGTAGAGGAGGTCTAGTTTGCTTGGCAGGTTTAACTTCAATCACATATGTTTTGAGGTCACCTGTACTTTCTTTTACTTTTATGATAAAATCTGGGAAGTATCGACGAGGTTTACCATCAGGAGCACGATAGGGTATCCAAAATTCTTCACTACCCCACTCTAAAATGTTTGCACTTTGGTCGCAGTAGTTGCAGAACTTCCTTTCCCACGTGCTTCTACAGATAATATTATTAGGATTGCCTTGATATTTCCGTGGATGCTTGGGTTTAAATAGACTTTTAATACTTTCTCCCATTATCCATTATACATAGTATAAGGTAACTATTATTTATAAATGCCTAGGGTAGCTAGAGTCGCTGACATCAAAGCAAATCTTTTAAGACCAGCTTTAACTTCACACTTTGAAGTTGAGTTGGGCATACCTTCTAGTATGCGAAGATTTCTTCCTGCATCATCACAACATAAGTTGAACATGATGTGTTCGGAGGCAGTGTTACCTGGTTCTCAGTTGGCTACCATTGAAATTCTTAATGATTATCAGGGAGTTACTGAACGTCATGCCTATCGTAGACAGTTTGACCAGAGTATTGACTTAACTTTTTATGTTGATGCTGGATCGTATACCCCCATCAAATTTTTTGAGAAGTGGATATCTGTTGCGATGTCTGAGGATAGTGATAATCAGATGATGAATGAGAACTATTCTTATAGAGCAGCATATCCTGATGTATATACTGCTACTGGACTTACCGTTAGGAAGTTTGAAAAGGATCATACAAACCCAATAGAATATAAGTTTGTAAAGAGTTTTCCTCTAGCAATAACTTCTATGCCCGTCTCTTATGAGTCAGCATCTCTACTTAAATGTAGTGTTCAGATGACTTATATAAGGTATGTCCTTTTAGATAATCAAATACAGAACATACCTCCAGGTGGTAGTTACAATCCATTCCAACAGTCTCAATTCAATGCTGCTGGATTCTTGAGTAGTGCTGCTGCAAATCTAGTTGGTTCTGCCGTCAATAAAGCGACTGGTAGTGCTGCCTTAGGTAACCTTGGTGCTGGACTTGCAGGAAAAGCAGTTCAAAACCTCTTCTAAATAAACATACTGAAATTTTCTATAGGATATTATGCCTTTACCAAAGATTGCGACTCCCACGTATGAGTTGACATTACCATCAACAGGGAAAGCGGTTCAGTACAGACCGTTCTTAGTTAAAGAAGAAAAACTATTAGTAATTGCTTTAGAGAGCGAAGATAATAAGCAGATTACTACAGCAATTAAAGCAGTACTTAAAGCTTGTGTTCTTACCAAGGGTATTAAGGTAGAGAGTTTACCGACCTTTGATATTGAATACTTGTTTCTTAATATCAGAGGTAAGTCTGTTGGTGAAGAACTTGAGGTTAATATTATCTGTCCTGATGATGAGACTACTGAGGTTCCTGTAACGATTGACCTTGATGACATTCAGGTGCAACGTGATGATGCTCATAGTAATAAGATTAAACTTGATGATACTTTGATGATGGAGATGAAGTATCCTTCATTAGATGAATTCATTAAGAGTAATTTTGATTTCAGTGATAAGAATCAGATGGATCAATCTTTCCAATTGATTGCATCATGTATTGATAAAATTTATACTGAGGATGAGGTATGGGCAACTGCTGATTGTACTAAGAGAGAAGTGACTGAGTTTCTTGAAGGGATGAATTCAAATCAATTCAAAGAGATTGAGACCTTCTTTACTACGATGCCTAAGTTATCCCATACTATTAAGGTAACAAATCCCAAGACAAAAGTGAAGAGTGATGTAGTATTGGAGGGTTTAGCGGCTTTTTTCGCCTAGCCCTGGTACATATGAACCTGGAGAATTACTTCAGGCTCAATTTTGCGTTGATGCAGTACCATAAATATAGCTTAACAGAGATTGAAAATATGATGCCTTGGGAACGAGACATCTACGTTGGTCTTCTTCAACAACACCTGGAAGAAGAAGAGATGAAACGTAAACAACAAGAAGCTAATGCCAAGTACAACTGATAAAAAAATATCTGCGACCAATTTGTTTGGGAAGGAGAGTAATACTGGGAAGTTGGCACGTATAGTAAGAAGTAATAAGAAGGGCATAGCAATTAATGCTAGGAAGATTACTATACTAAAAAATATAACAAAGGAACAACAGAAGCAGGATGCAGGTGACACTGTAGGTGATAAGTTACCTGGTGGTGGTGGAAGTTTGAAGGGTATCTTAGGGGATATTGCTTCGACGATGAGTGGTATTGTAACTACACTACAAGATCAGAATAAATTAGATGTTAGGGCTGCTGCTGATCAGAGAAAAGATGATGAGAAAAAGAAAAGAAGTTTAAAAGAGAGTGCAATAGAAGGAGTAAAAGGTACTATTAAGAAGGCAGCGGATGCAGTAACTAAACCTTTTATTAGTCTATGGGATCAAGTTATTGGTTTTATTACTACAATATTCACTGGAAGAATTGCTATAAAATTGTGGGAATGGTTTTCTGATCCTGCAAACACAGAGAAAGTAACATCTATATTCAGGTTCCTTAAGGATTGGTGGCCTGCAATAGTGGCAGGTCTTATTGCATTTGCTTCTCCATTGTTAGGTCCTGTAGGGGTAATAGCAGGGATAACTGCTTTAGTAATCTGGGGTGTTTCTAAAATTCAAGATGCTATTAAAAGTATTTTTGGATTTGGAAAGGCGATTGATAGTGAGTTAAAGAGTGGTTCAAAGCAGAATGAAAAGGATATGTTGGCTGCAGGAGATAATGCTAATAAGGGGATGGAGGACCAGATAAAGAAGGGTCAGCAAGGTCAACCAGAAGTATCTCCTAAGCAGACTGATTCTAAGGCATCTGAAGGTCAAAACTTTAATAAGGGAGGTCAGGTTCCTGGTAAAGGAGATAAGGATACAGTCCCTGCTATGCTTACTCCTGGTGAGTTTGTGATGAGTAAGGGAGCAGTTAATAAGTTTGGTGCTGGTACTCTGGCAGGAATGAATGCTGCTGGCGGTGGATCTAACTCAGCAACTATGAATGGTGAGGGTTTGATGGGATTCAGGGGTGGTGGTGTTGTTCCTGGTGATGATGAGGAGAAGAAACCTCAAGGATTGATGAGGGCTGCTGCTGGGTATGCTGATTTTCTAACGGGTGGTATATTTGATTTTGATAAGAGAGGTGGTGGTCTTGCTGGCATGATGGGTGGTGGAGGCGGAGGAGGAAATGAATTCGCTAAAGGTATGGTTAAGGAGCATGAAGGATTAAGATTGGATGCATATAAAGATTCAAAAGGATTCCTTACGGTTGGATATGGACATCTAATTGATAAGGGTTCTCCTCCCGACATTCAGGCATTGCAGGAAGGTGCTACGATTACTAAAGAAAGGGCAGAAAAATTATTTGAACAAGATTATAAAGAGCATGCAGATGCTGCTAAAAAGATTCCTGGATATGGTAAGGCAGATGAGAAGCAGCAAGCAGCATTGATAGATCTTACATTTAATATGGGTCCTGATTGGCATCAAGATTTTCCAAAATTTACTGCTGCATTTAAGGCAGGTAACTATGAATTGGCCGGTGCAGAACTAGAGAATAGTAAATGGTATGGGGATGTAGCACGTAGAGCACCTACTATTGTAAGTTTGATCAAAGGTAAGGGACTTCCTCAAGGTTCATACTTAGGTGAAGGTGGAGGTACTGGTGTTCCTGGTGATGGTGGAGGAGGTAGGTATGAAGGAAGCACTTCTACTCCGGCAAATGTTACAGCACCTCCTCCTGTAAGTAGTATTGGTCCTCCTGTTAAGACTAGTACAATGGCTATGGCACATACTCATGATGAAGATCAAGGTGAACAACCTCTTTCGCAGGTTGCAACTCCTAATTTACCTGAGTTTGATGCTGGAATGATGGTGTCGGAATATAAAATTAGAACTTTAGGGATAACGGTATAAGATTATGCCAATAGGAGGTGCATTAGTTAAGGGAATGATTGGGGGTGCTCTTAAAGAAAGAGCAAAGAATATTGGTAAGACTAAGGCTGGAAAGTTATTAGCTCGTGAAGGTAGAGTAATGACTGGCCAGCCCCAACCTAAGGCACAATCCGCACAGACAGTTCAACCTCAACAGACTCTTGCTCCTACTGCTCCTACTGTTGCTTCTTCTGGTGGTGGCGGCGGTGGGAGTAAATTTGCAACAGAAAAAGAAGCAGCGTTATCTATAAAGACTACTACCATTCAAGTTGCTACCCTTTTGAAGGGGTCCTATGTACTTGAAAAAGAACAGTTAAAGAATAGAAGGAAAGGAAAAGAGAAGCAAAAGAGAAAAAGTAGAGAAGGTCTGTTAGAGAAAGCAAAAGGAATGGTATCGGGATTTAAAATGCCCAAGATGCCTGGTAAGGGATTGTTAGATAGTGTCTTTGGATTTGTTGGTCAATTAGTTTTTGGCATGGTAATGATGAAGTTGGTTGATTTCTTACCAACTCTTCAGAGGATTCTTCCTACACTTGGAAAGGTTGTTGATTGGATTATTGATGCTGGTGGATTTATTCTTAATGCAATGGTAACCCTTGTCCATTGGGGTTATAAATTGGTTGATGGAATGGAAAGTATGGTGAAGGGTATCTTCGGTGAAGAAGGTGCTGAGAAGTTTAAGACATTTATGACTAATATTAAGGACCTTATTGCAGGG